CAAGGAAGCAGGAAGCCTTCCTCTTCCATATGTATTCGAAATCCTCAAGAACGGAGAATACACTTCTGCTGCAGCAACGTTCAAGGAATATGCAACGCTTCTTGATATGGAAGCAAGAGGCTACTCACCTTCTGAAATTGCAGAACAGTACGAAGCAATCAGACAGGGAAAAGTCATTCAGCTTGAAGACAAGCGGCCTAAAGAGAATACACCTGCGAAAAACATCGTTGATGACAACGCAGATGATAATAAATAAAACCCCCTTGTTTTATTTCTGGCACCGTGTAAAAGCGGTGCTTTTTTTATTTTCTCAAATTACTACGAACTACCGTTCGGTCAATAATTGAGGCTGTATAAAACTGTGCAGTCGCACCACGTCAGTCGGATGTGGAAATTTTATATAACAAGGAGTCCATAGTTATGGCAATCGCAAAAGAAGAAGTTTTAAACATTCTCGGTCTCGAAGCAACCGATGAAACATCTGCAAAAGCAGAAGCAATTATCAATGCTTTCACAAAAGATTTTGAGGATGAGAAAACTAAGATTCTTCTCAACAAAGAAGAAATCAAAAATGAAAAGAAGGAAGAGACCAAAAAGAGACAGGCTCTTGAAGAACAGAACAAGCAGTTGAATGAAAAACTCGGGCAGATGCAGAAGCAGCTCGATGATAATTCACCTGACGCAGTGAAGAAAATCTACGAATCACAGCTCGATGATGCTAGAAAGGTTTTCGACGCAAAGTATAAGGAACTTGAAGACAAATACAAGGTAAGCGAAGAATCAAACGCTACTCTCAAAAAGAGTCAGCATCGTTTGACTTGTATGGAACAGTTCAACAAGGCTATCGCAGCACACGGAAACGATGTTGCTCCAGATTCTCTTGACGATTTTGCTCTTTTTGTACTCGGACCAGATTGCTGCAAGTTTGCAGAACGCTCTCTCGGCGAAGGAAATACAGCGATTGTAACAAGCGAAGGACAGACAATCGACAGTGCGGTTAAGGCTGCACTCGAAACTAATTTTGGAAAATCTTGTCGTTTGTTCAAATCTTCTGGCGGCGGTGCGGAAGGCGGTGCTAGAGGCGGTTCAAGCGGAGACAAGACTATATCACGTTCTGAGTTCGACGCTAAAGACCCAAGCGAAAAAGCTAAGTTAATGGCAGAACATTACAGAATCGTGTAACTCTATTTAAGGAGATACATTATGGCAGTATTAGACGATTTGATGCCAGCCCTCTACGACGGTGTAACAATCGTTGGTCGTGAAATGGTTGGTTTTATTCCTACAGTTGACAAAGATGCAACTGCAGAACAGGCAGCTAAAGATGAGATTATCCGTGTATCAACAGGTACAGCAGGAGAACTCGAAGATGTTTCAGAAGCTATGAGCACACCGGGAACAAACGACGGTGCTCTTGGCAAAGTCGATATGAAAATCACAAAGTCAAAAGTCGTTCCATTCTATTGGGGCGGTGAAGCAAACAAAGGTGTTAAAAACTCTGGTCAGTTCCAGAAGATTATCACAAATCAGTTTGCAGACGCAGTTCGTAAACTCATAAATGCAGTTGAAGCAGACCTTGCAGCAGAAGCTATCGCAGGTGCTTCTCGTGCTTACGGTACAGCAGGTACAACTCCATTCGGAACTGCTGGCGATTTCACAGACTTCGCAAAAATGGCTCAGATTCTCGACGACAACGGTTGTCCAAAATCTAACCGTTCACTCGTTATGAGTTCAGAAGCTTTTGCTAACCTTCGTGGTAAGCAGAACCTTCTTCTCAAGGTAAACGAAGCAGGAACAGATGAATTCCTTCGCTACGGTTACACATCACCAGTTCAGGGATTCACTCTCTGGAACTCTGCAGGACTTGAAACACACAAGAAAGGTTCTGGTGCATCTTATGTAACAAACCTTGCATCATCACTTGCTAAGGGAGACAAAGTTATCGGAATCGACACAGGTTCTGGAACTGTACTCGCAGGTGATGTTGTTACTTTCGCAGGTGACAACAACAAATACATTGTAAACAAAGGTGTTGAAGCTGCAGGTTCAATCGAAATCGGTGCTCCGGGTCTTCGCCAGTCACTCGCTGACGGCGTAGCAATGACAATCGGCGGAGATTACACTCCTTCGGTTGCTTTCCACAGAGACGCACTCAAGTTGCTTGCTCGTGCTCCAGCTACTCCTGATTCTGGAGATAACGCTATTGACAGCACAGTAATCTACGACCCTGTTTCAGGACTTTCTTTTGAAGTACGTGTTTACGGTGGATATCGTAAAGTACGTTACGAAGTTGGTCTTGCTTGGGGCGTTAAGTGTGTACAGCCTGAGTTTGTCGGATTGCTTCTCGGCTAACACATCGGGAGTCGGGGTAACTCGGCTCCTACCCTTTGGAGGAAAATATGGGATTAATTCACGTAATCAGAGACATACCGGAATACAAAGGCGGAGCACTCGAAGCCGATATCCCGGAACAGGATTACCCTATTCTGAATGCAAGAGGCTGGCGTAAAGCAGAAGGCAAACCTTCTTCTAAACCGGTCGAACCTGCACCAGAAAAGGAATCTGAAAAGCCTTCTGAAAAACCCGTAGAAAAGACAGTCTTCAAAGGAGGCACGAAATGATTATCGAAAAGGTAGTTAATGGTGCTCTTCAGAAAAAGAAAGTCTTTGATAAGGATATCCTTTTCTACACAAGAGAAGGGTGGAAGGTAAGCAAAGACAAGGAACTTCCTGCTAAACCTAAAACTTTTGAAAAGAAAGTTGAAGACAGCAATGAAGATTCTGACTTCGAACCATTCAAGAAAAAGAAATAAACAAAGGAGAAATGTATGAGTGACGCAGCAGTTGAAGAAATCGAAATCAATCTTATCGTCGAAGACGGTACCTGTACGCAGGGTGCTAACTCGTACATTTCTCTTGAAGATGCCGTTTCATATCAGACGGACAGAAACAGAACGGACTGGCTTGAACTTTCAGACAATGAAAAGAAAGCAAGTCTCATTAAGGCTACACAGTATGTAGACAATCTTTATAAGTGGAAAGGTATCAGAAAATATCATCAGGAACAGCCTCTGAACTTTCCTCGTGTCAATATTTTCATCGAAGGTTATCCTGTTAAGGAAATGCCTCGTCAGATTAAAGACGCTGTTTGTGAAGCCGCATATTACGGTTTTCAGGAAGATTTATTTACGGTTCGTGAAAGCGATATCGGAAACATCAAGAGAATCAAAGATGTTGTTGAAGATGCAGTAGAAGAAGAAATCGAATACTTCAATAAGTCTGAATCAAAAGTGGACTTCATTTCAAAATATGCTGCATTGGACTCTATCCTCAGAGGTTTGTACGAACCTCTGAATACAAGCCGTATTAACGGTAAGGCAGACTGGGATTACTAATGGCGTTCAATTATCCGAAAATGCGAAAGTTAGCAGACAAACTTCTCTCTAACCGAAAGTTCGGTGGTCCTTTTATCCTCAAGAAAAAGACAGGACAACGCTATGACCCGGAGACAAAAAAGCAGATTGCAGTTTACGAAGATTATAAAGGTAATTGTGTAAAGAAAATTTACAAGGATGACGGTAACGGACATCTTAAGGATGTTCTTAAGGCCGGAGACTTGGAGTTTGTTTGCACAATGCAGGATATAAACATCATTCCAGATAAAAACGACCAGATTGTTTTTGAAGGCGTTATCTATAATGTCATTACACCGGAGTTGGTAGACCCTACGGGAAAACTTCCCTTAGTGCATAAGTGCTATGCAAGGAGGGCGTAATGAAAGTAAGCCTTAAGGTTGTCGGTGCAAAACGAACCAAGATACAGGGCGTTTCCGTAAAAGAACACTCAAAAGAAACTTTAATCAGAACAGCAAGCGAAGAGATGTGGGACAAATTGGAAAGATTTGTTTCCCAAATATCTAATGGTAAATATTCAATGCGTAACGTGCGGTTTATATACACAAGTGACGTTTTCGGAGGTGCTGTTGCTTTCGAAACTTTAGACGGAAAACTCATAAAAGACCCTGAGGTTTTTAACGAGGGGGAAAAAGAAGATTATAGTGATTTAAGTGGTAACGACTATACAGCGTATGAAGCTGTTGTAAGACATAACCCTTCAAAACCTTTAAAAGAAAAAACTGTTATAAAGACAGCAAAACAAACCAAAAGGCAGTTAAAGCTTGATAGAATGTCTGTCGACAAAGCTCTTAATGAACTTGATGAAAAGAAAAATCAGGAAAAAGCAAAGATTGAAAAAAAAGCAAAAGCTGCTGCATATACTCAGCAAATAAAAGATATAAATAAAGAAATAAGAGCAAAACAACTTAAGATAACAAGAGAGTTGGCTTCTAAAGAGCTTGCATCTAAAATTGCAGAGGCTCGGGCAAAACTTGAACAAGAAAAAGCAAAAATGATAAAAAAAATACCTCAAAGACACCTTGTTTCGAGAGTTGCAACAAAAACAAGTGCTGACACAAAGTTATCTAAAGCCTTCAAGTCTATTCCGTATGGCAAAGCAGGTTCTGTAAGTTTATTCAAACCGGAGAAGGTTCGAGACTTCTTGCTTCATATTGATGCTACTGTTCCTGCTGATGTTGTTGTTCCAGATAAAAAATACAAAATTCCTAAGGTTGTTGAAAACTCAAGTATAGCAATTTACGGGAAACTAAAATCGGAAGAAATGAAAAAAGTGGTCTTCTTCACTTGGAGAGGGTGTCTTGCCTGTGCAACATTCTTTCAAAGTTTGGTTGCAAGAACACCAATGGACGAAGACTACTCATACGAAGAGGAAGGTATAGGAACCGACAGAGTAAAATACTATTCATCAAACGGCGAACTAAAATCTCCAAAACAGATTGCAAAAGAAGCAAACCCAAGAGTTAAGACCTTTAAGAAAAAACACAAGGCAGATGCAGAGTATGTTCGTGGTGACTGGACAATTACTTTCAGGGGAAAAACATTCAAGGCGTTTGAATCGCAACCTGCAAAAGATTCTGACCACATCTCTGTTGATTATACATTTACAGAAGACCTGTTCGAAAAACTCGGAGACCAGTCTTCTATATTCAAGATTGCAGACACGATGTTTGAACTTACAAAAGATTCCGGTGATTTAAGTTCCGTGTGGTCAGAGTTTAACATCAACCCTCGCTGGCAAGCCCTTGAGTTTGGCGGTTGGTATACTCACCAATCTAAAATGGCAAGAGGTGCTAAATATTCGCACAGAGTTGATTCTACCCTTTTATCTTATCAGGCACCAAGAGGTTTTTGGAGAATAACGAGATTTGAATGGAATGAACTTGTAAACACTGGAAAATGGAAAGGCTCTATTGAAAGTTATATCAATCCAAGAAAGAAAAAGATTGATGTTTCAAAAGTTGAAAGCATTGCAATGAAAAGCCTTCTTGAAAAATACCCGAAACTCAAGAACAGAAATACAACAATCGGAGTTTATAAATGACAGACGCATATATAGAAAAACAGGTTACAGACTACTTCCTCAAGATGAACGGAATAACGGTAAACGAAGACGGAACACACCCGGAAGTATGTTTTGCTAACGACGAGTTTGAAAGACCAGACGACGGCTATTGGTATGAAGTGTACTTCATTCCAAGTTCGCCTATGCAGATAGAACTGGGAACAACGGCAAGAAGCCGTTGGGTTGGGTTGCTGCAGATAAATGTCTGCACTCCTAAAGCAGCAGGAACTACCCCTTCTCTGGACCGATATGAGTCCATAGCGGAACATTTCAGAACGGGTATGTATATAAACGGAGACATAAGGGTTATCAAAACTTCCAGAACTTCCGCTACGGAAGACGGTGACTTTTATGTATTACCTGTAACTGTAGAGTTACAGGCTAATCTTGATAGATAGGAGCTGAGAAAATGGCTACACCTCAGTATACAATCAAAGTTGGTGCTGATTCTAGTGATTACTTTTCTCGTGAAGTTACTATCTCTGACAAAGTAAAAGGTTACGAAGTCGGAGACAATGACGCTTCTGTGCTCGGACTTATGAAAGATTCTGACCTTAACGTATCTGACGATTACCAGTACCCTGTACTTGTAAGACGCACAGGCGACAGCCTTAAAGGTACGACAGAATCAATCGAGTCAAACGAACTCAGAAAAGGAAAAACTAAGTCTGCTCCTCGCAAGGGTAACTCTTCTTCGGAAGGTTCTCTTGATTATGAACTTTCACCGGAGACCTACGACGATATTTTCGAAGCAGCTCTTCGTGGTGAATGGAAACAGTGGATATCTGACTCCAAGGTTAAAGGATTTACCGACGGTAACAACTGGGTTAAATCTAAAACAAACCTTGACGGTTGGACTTATACGGACGGAACTTTTGAATCTAAAATCAGAGCAAACGGTGATATGCTGGAAGACCTTTCGGCAGGAAAGCACGAAACACTCTTGCTTTCAAACATCACAGACCCAGACCCATCTGTTGTCAAAGTTTCTGATAAAAACAAGATTGAAGTTCACGAACTTACCTGTGGTGAACAGGACATCCGCTACAATGTTCTCAAACATTTTGGTGGAGTAAAAGACGATGACCTCTTCCAGTCGTTCGAACATCTTGCAGTTAATACTGTAAGTTTGTCTGTAACACCGGGACAGATTATCACAGGTTCTTTCGGTTTTATGGGTTCAAACAACCCAGAAATCGTACAGTGGGGTTCTGACTATACTGTTGCAAAACAGTATAACGCAACTATTGCTAATGCAAAAGAATACTATACCTATGATGAAAACACAAAAGTTTACACAAAGGTACAGGATGTTATTACTCCAGAACAGTTCGCACAGGACACTTACTATACTCACACAGCAAACGGCTGTGTAAAGAAACTCGAAGGAAGAATCCTCGAACCGGGTTCTAAGACTACTGTTCGTTCAAATGCAGAAGTTATGACTTGGCTTGCTGCTCTCCCTGAAAAAGGAACATCAACACTGCAGTACACTGCTCGTGAAGGTTTCCTTTACATCAACGGAGAAAGAGTTCGCTATGGTTCAAACCTCACATTTGAACTTAACAACGGTCTTAACAAGATTTTCGCAATCTTCGAAAAAGACGCAATTTCAGTATCTGCACTCCAGTTGGACATTACTGGACAGCTTGAAGCATATCTTATCAAGGGATATTCAGAAAAGTTGTATCAGTTGGCTGTACAGGATAAAGATGTTGAAATCGTATTCTGTTTTCAGGACAGAGAAGAAGACCCAGAAGCACTTTATGTGGTTCAGATTTTCAAGACAAAGTTTACAGACACAGATGTTTCATCTGGTGCCGAAGAATTACAGGTAAGTTTCCCTTACCAGTCATTCGAAGAAAAGGCTGTTCGTATGCTTCGTCTCAGAAAACGAAGAGTCCGTGCTTTCGGTTTTGTCCCAGCAGTTGAGGACGAAGAAAATGGAACTCTTACAGTTTCATTTACAACTCCACCGACAACTCAGCCTGTAGAAGGAACGGACATTTCTTGTTCAATCACAGTGACAGAAGGTTCTACAACAGAAAGTTTGACAACGACACTTGATGCAACGGGTTATGCAAATGGAAGTGTAGTTTACTCTTTCCCAAAAATCGAACCACCTTCTACTGGTTCAAAAACTGTGAACGTCGTTGTTACATACAACGGAATCGCAAAAGCAGCTGAATACTCTGTAGACGCTGAATAACCAAACGGGGAGCGTTTGCTCCCCTACTTTACTTTTTATAAGGATTTAATATGGCAGAATCAATTAACATTGCAAAGTTCTTTACAAAGAAAAACGAAGAGGAAGGAGTTCCACACGAACTTTATATCGGTGGTGAAAAGACAGGTATTGTCGCTTACGTATACGGCGTAAACTCAAACGCTGTTACTCTTGCAAACGAAACATACCGCAAAGAAATGGCTGAAATCAACGGCATTAAAGACCCTCTTATGAAATCAAAAAAGACAGACGCTGCCTTTGCAAAGAGAGTTGCCGCTTTCGTTAAAAAGTTTGAAGGCGTAGACGGCCAGCCTCTCGTAATTGACGGTGCTCCGGTTACTGAAAATGATTACTCAAAAATCATCGACCAGTCACCTCTCATTGCCCGTGCAATTCTTGAATACGCAAGTGATACAGAAGGTTTTTTAGACAGTCAGAAGAACGACTAAAAGAAGCTGTTCAGCGTTACTTCTATCTAAATACCAAATACGAAAAAAAAGCACCGACTTACGAAGGAAAAAACTCAAAGAAAAAAACTTCTAAGCCGGTGTATACTACGCACAAGGAAGAAAGAGACAGCTTCATAAAAAAGTTCGGTGAAAAAGAATTTGACCGTGTTTGTTCAGAAGACGAAACTTGGGCGAAATTAAAAGACATTGAAATCCCTCAACAACACTCTTGGCTGTTTGAACAATTCTGCAGCATATGGTGGTCGTGTGAACGAGACTTCAACGGAAACGTAATTTTCCGTCCTCGTGACATATTGGACTACGAGGAATTTATTGGTATACAATTCACATATAAAGAACGAGGTCTTTTACTACAGATGAAATATTGGGCAGCAGAATCGGTTTACGAGGTAAAGGAACAGTAGGAGGTCGTTATGGCAAAGCAGAACTCACAGCAGGTTTTAATAGACTTACAGGCAGAAGCAAAGGCTCAGGGTGCATCAGAAATAAAAAACTTATCAGATGACATTCTCGGGTTGGCCGGAGCAGGAAGCCTTTCTGTAGAAGTCATTCAGTCATTAAACTATGCCCTCTCTACTCTCCAAAGTTCAAAAGGATTAAAAGGTTTTCAGAATATACGAAACGAGTTAGCAGGTTTACTCAAACAGCTTAAAACCATAATGAGTATGACTAACTCAAAAGGAATGACCAGAACTTCTGCGAAGCAGGCATATTCAAAAGTTTATGAAAATACCGTAGCAGCAGTAGGAAGAACAAAGGCAAATAACGGTTATGCCCTTACTACGGAAGAAGCAAGAATTACGAAGGTTCTTGAATCAGCCTCATTAAGAATAGACCAGACCACAACGGCGTTGTTACAGGCTTCTGAAAAATTAAGTGAGTTTGCTTCTAAAGTAAGCAGTCCAGAAGGTGCTAAACAATACGCAACAAGTGCTGCGGCAATGACGAGAGCCGCTATAGAAATTGATACCAACGAAATCAACAAAAGGTCAAAAACTGCAGCAGCAAGACGAAACCGTGCTATTGCAGAAAGACAGGAATCGTTAAATGAATATTTAATCAAC